AAAACCTGTTTTATGTAATGTAGTTTCTAAATGTTGTTTATAACAAGAAGCAATATCAGTTTTATAATTACACTTTTCACAATAAAATTTACTTTCCATATTATTTTATATATATTTAATATTTAAATATATTTAGTAAAATCAAAATTATTCAATTTTTTAATTAAATATTATTTTCGTAAAAATATTTAAAAATAAAATATTCAGTGAATATATAAATGGGAAAAAAGAAAAAGCAAGAATTCCAAGAATTTAGGAATAATGAAAAATCTACCTATAAAACCCTGAAAATTCCACTCAAAACGATTTTACTAAATCGTGATACAATACAACCTTCTATTACACCTTTGGACATTTAAAACGCCGATTTTCACGGAATAAAAAAAATCCAAAAAATGTAAAATCAATTATGATGGTCTTACTTTTTCCTCTTCTTTTTTGGTTATTGAAGAGGTGAAAGACGAAATGTGAAAACATAATGGTCGCTCTTGGGTTTCTATCCAAGTTTGAGTTAATTTCATTATGTTTATTGAAGAGTTTGCATCTCTTGTTCTAAATATGATTTTTTTGTTTTCGCAACTCACGCAGTTAGAACAGATTAACAGACGAAACACTTTCTTGCCTTCTTTATCCTTGTAATATTCCAAATCTTTATTACAATCACAACATTTTTTACTTGTGTTGCATTCATTTATTGTTATTGTATCATATTTCTTATGAATTAATTTCCTTAATCCTTTATTCATCGTAGGCATAAAATGTTTCATTTGTGTTGACCTACTCCAATTTCCATAACCGATTAGGATATTTTCACCAAAAGTTTCTTTTATTTTATTCAAAAATGTATCTATGCTTTTCTTGCCATAACTATATTGCCGAAACTTCATTTTTCTCCATGTATCTCGTTTGTAAAACTCAGTTGTTTCTTTGTTTAATTTATCCTTTTCAACCAAATACAATTTAAACTTTTCATAATCAACTGATTTACTATTTTGAAAGGATAATATGGTTTCTTTTTCAATAATTCCATTTCGTTTTCTTTCCTCTAATAAAACCCTTTGGTTTGTTTTTGCTTTACTTTCTCGTTTTCTTTGTGGTGCTGTGTATTGTAGTTTGTTTCCATTTTTATCCATCATATAAACCAAACTGCGTTTTCCTGGATCACATCCTACAATATTTCTTTCCTTCAAAGTATCTAATTGTTCTTTGGATAAATCCTCAATATTGTAGAAATCTTGTTCTTGTAAAACTGGAACTCTTGAACCCCATTTTTTATCTTTCAAATCTTTTCTAATAAATAATAAGCAACAACTAATTCCGTCAGTTTGTATTTGGTTATGAAACTTATAATGTTTATTTTTGAATATTTTATTTTTCAAATCTAAAAAGTTGCACCATACTTCATTTTGATTATCTTTTACATTACTCAATAATTCTCCCTTTTTTACTTTATTACCATCTTTGTCTTTTTCAGGACAAAATAGATTTATCAAACTTGCTGTATCAATGATAATGTGTTTTGGAATAATATTGTTTCGTAATGGTAATGGTTGAAATAATTTGCTTTCTTGTTTTTCCAATACAGAGTTCATATACAACATTCCTTTCAAATAATCAAATGGTTTCACTTTAACATCATAATGGACTGACTTTTTGATATTTTGCGGAATGATATGGCGTAAGTGTGTATTTTTCCATTCTGTAAACATAATATCAGTTTCACTCAATTCCATAAGGTTCTTTTTGAATTGAAATAAGATTGCTTTATCTTCGGTAATTTCATTTGTGGTTTTGTTTATAAATCGCAAAAAGTGTTGGATAAAATGCTCTTGTGTATTATTGGATAAAGAAGTGTGTATCTGTGTAGCTAAATAAGGTAGTAAAAAGGTAGTGTTTTTCAAATTGATTTTTACATGGTTGAGTAAAGGTTGGTATTCGGTTTTGTAGAATTGTTCTAATGTTTCTAAAAGTTCAGTATCTTTTCCTTTCTTTCCTCTATTATCTCGTGTTCCTAATGTTTTGATACAATACAAAATAAATGTATCGTCTATCATTGGAAAATCAAGTTTTTGTGTGTATTGATGCAAAACATACAAACGAATAAATTGGTAGGTATGAATAACCAAATCATTCATTTCAAAAATCAAATGATCTATAACTGGTTGCGTCGTATCACGATTAAGTAAAATAGTTTTCAAAGGTATTTTGAAAGTTTTATAGGCAGATTTTTCATTATTCCTAAACTCTTTGAAATCCTCCTTTTTCTTTTTCTTAACTTTCATATTATATAGTATTATACTACTTTTATTTAAGTATTTTTAACGCAAAATATTTAAATATAACTTATTATTTATTTATAAGAAAAATGGAAACTTCTAATGAAACCGAAATAAAATACTATTGTGACGCATGTAATTATAAGTGTTTATACCAAGCACATTGGAAACAACATATGGAATGTGAAAAACATAAAAATAATGGGACACGAAAACCTCGTAAGGATAAAAAATTAGAACCGCAATGTAAATTATGTACATATAACACCACGAGTTCAACAAATATGAAACTGCATTATTTAAATAATCACGCAAATAAAGAAGAAAGAAAAAAAGATTTCAAATATTATTGTGAACCTTGTGATTTTGGTAATTTTTCAAAATCATTATTTAAATTACATATGGATATAAAACACACAGCCACCTAATAAAATAATTCAATAATTTCTATTGTTTTTTCGGTTGGATTGTCTATCCAATATTGGATTTGTTGTTTCAAAGTTTCTATTCGTTCTTCCCATTCTTTTTGTTTGGTTTTTGTAATTTGCATTACACCTAACTTGTTTAATTTCCAACAAGATTTTACTAATATGCCTTCTTGATTAGTATAATCATCTGGATTAAACCGAATAAATACAATTGGTCTATGTTGTAAATCTTGTGATAATTCCATTAGTCGTTTATTTTCACAGCTACAATCATAATCGGTATGTTTATTTTCATCAATCTCAACAATTATAATATGAGAACCCATATCCAATAATAAATCTGGACGACGACGAGAACATCCATCTTGGACTTTTTTATCGGCAACCCAAGTAAAACTGGTAAATGTTTGAGTGATACGGTCAACTACATCTTTTTCTTTTGTTTTGTAGTTTCTCATTGCTGGTTTATCTTGATTTTCTGGATTGTTAACAAAACACGCAACGCAAAACCCTTCATATTTGGTATTTCCAGTTGTTTCGCACCATTCATTTTTACATAATCTTGAACCTTCACATTCTTTACAATGTCTTTTTTCTTTTTTATGTTTGCATATCGCAGAACCTTCACATTCTTTACAATAACTTTTAGTAATACCATGGATACAAATGCCACTACCACCACATTCTTTACATGTATATTTTCTATTATTATGTTCGCATATTTGCGTTCCTTTACAAATAACGCAAAATTGTGTTTGTTTGTTATGTTCGCATAGAGCATTTCCTTCACATTCTATACATCTTGCTTTTTGTTTATTATGAATACAAAATCTCGTGCCATGACAATCTTTACACGCATTTTTATTTTTTCCATGCTCACATATCCCAGAACCTCCGCATTCTTTACATATATGTTTTTGTTTTTTATGTATACATATACCATTTCCCACACAATCTTTACAATTATATTTGCTTATATTATGTTTACATAATTCAGTTCCATTACATTCCAGACACCTTGATTTTCTTTTTCCGTGCGTACATATCCCAGAACCTCCACATTCTATACAATTATGTTTGTATTTACCATGTTGGCATATTCCTTTACCACCACATTCTTTACAATAGTATTTGTCTTTGTTATGTTCACACTTACTCATTTTATTAATTATATATTACATTATTTTTATATAATTATGTTATTCAATTTTATGTTTTATACATAACGTATTATAGTATCCTTGAATGTGTTGTAATCTTTTATGGTATAATTCTTTTTTGTTATCCCAAATACATAAATTAAAAATAACGCATATTTTATACAACTATATTCACCAACATAAATACTTAATTCAATTTTCAATTTGCTTTCATCTACCATTTCATAATTTATTAATTTATCTTTATTTTGCAATATATATTTTTTGTTAGTTATGTAATAATTATAATTGCCTATGGATTTGTAATTAGGCATTACATTATTGGAATACTCAAAAGATACAACGCAAATATCAAAAAATATATTTAACAAACTATACAAAACAAGAGAACAAGAATATACTATTATTCCAATTTTATCGTAGTAAAATATTGCTACCAATCCTCCACTATATCCTATAATGTCCCATACATAAGGAGTTAATCTTGGATGTATAATTTTATTTAATTCAATATTATTAGGAATAATATGAGTAGTCATTTTTATTATTTATGTGTAATAGAGTTTAAATTATTTATTAATATTATATATGACACAACATCATAAGAGCGAAGATTATAAATTATCTGCCGTTGATTATTATTTAACCGAAGACAAATCGCAAGAAGAAGTTTGTAAAATATTCAAATGTTCTGCACGAAGTTTAATGCGTTGGGTAGACAAATACAAAAAAGATGGACAAATAAAACGATATAATAGAACGCCAATAGCATATAAGATTGATAAAAATGAAGTGAAATACATACTGGAAGAAATCAAGAAAAATAAAACAATTACTATGGAAGATTTACTTGTAAAAGTAAAAGAAAAATACCCTTCGTTTGATATTTCACGAAGACATTTGAGTAGAGTGATCAAAGACAATAATATTACACTTAAAATTACTCGTGTGAGACATGAACCAACAAAACGATTTGGAAAGGATATTGATATTAACCAAAAAATAAAAGAGTTTTACGAGGAAGTAAAGAAATACAAATTAGAGGATATTATTTGTATAGACGAGACCTCTGTAAAATCATTACAAAAACGAAACCATTGTTATAATGAAATTGGAAAGCGTTGTGTAATAAAAACACAATCCCAAGAAGTATTCAAGAAATATACTGGAATATTTGCAGTTTCTACCAAAGGTGTTTTAGGTTGGGAATTATATGAAAAAAGTGGAATAAATACAGATAGATTATATGAGTTTTTAGAAACACATATAACAAATAAATACAAAAATAAACTTATTATTTTGGATAATGCGAGTAGTCATAGAAACGAAAGAATAAAAGATTTGGTAAATAAAGACAATAAAATATTATATGCGGTTCCTTACCAACATTTCACAAATAGTATTGAAAATTATTTTAGTATGTTGAAATCGCGATTGTATAAGGTAAGTGAGGAAGGAGAAGGATTAACACACGAAAAATTAAAAGCAAATATAACAAGTGTAATACGAGGAATACCAAAAGAAAAGTATGAAAATATATTCAAGGGAGCATATAATAGAGATGCAGTATATGTGAAAAATAAAACAAGAAAGCGAAAATTAAAGAATTACAAAGTTTAGAAAATCGGCGTTTTAAATGTCCAAAGGTGTAATAATTTAGTTTTTGAAATGAATGATTTAGTAATTCACACTTATCAATTTATAAGGTTATATATTCTTTATTGTTTTACTAATAATAACCCTTTACCAGAATTGAATGATGTATTTATTTCATATTGTATTAAGACATTAGGCACTCGTGATAATAGAGGAAAAAAATGTAAAGATATTGAACTTTTAGAAATATTAGAAGAATTTTACAAAACTGAATATCAACCCTTACTTAATCACGAAAAAACAAATTTAAAAAATACAACTTTTTTACTACCTTATTTAGCAACACAAATTCATACATCTTTATCTAATAATATTCAAGAGCATTTCATTCAACATTTTTTACGATTTATCAATAAAACTACAAATGACATTACAAATGACATTACAGAAAATAAACAATTATTATTTCAATTCAAAAAAAACATTATGGAATTAACTAATACAAGTGAATTATTTAATGAATGGAAAAAAATATATTTACAAAATATTATTCCTGAAAATGTAAAAAAATCAGTTTATTATGATGTTAAGGTTAGACCATTTGAATATTTGAAAGGAATGTTATATATGAATTCAGTATTAGAAAAACAAGAAAACAAATTATTTCAACCCTTACCATTACGAAATAATATTATACCGAAGCATATTATTTTAGATACTGCTTGTATTATTAATTTATTTTGTCCTGAAAAGGATAAAGAAGGTAATAAAATAAAAAAAGGAGAATTATTAAGTAATATAAAAGATAATCAAAATGAAGTATGGAGTAATTTGTTGAATTTAAACCATAGAATATTCAAAAATAAACATTACCAATTTCATAATCAAATTCAAACTGACGGAATAAGTTGTTGTTTATTATTTATTCGTAAAGACTTAAAAGATAAGAAATGGGGTTCAAAAGTTCCTGTATTAGAAGAACAAGATTTTTACAATATAGAAGATTTATCCATAGAACAATTAGAAACCTTAAAAGATAGAACTATTATTGGTTGCGACCCTGGAAAAAGAAGTTTGGTTTATATGATGGATAATAAAGGAAATAAACTACAATATACAGCACCTCAACGAAAAAGAGAAAGTAAATCAAAATGTAATCAACGAATTTTATCATATGAAAGAAAGAAAAATGGTATAATTGAAAAAGAAACACAATTATCATTTCAAAATAGTAAATCTGTTAATTATGAAAATTTCAAAATGTATCTTGTTGAGAAAAATAAATTAAACAAGGAAACAACTGAATTTTACAAAAGAGACACTTGGAGAAAAATGAAATTTAGACAATATAGTTATGGTAAGAAAAGTATAGATACATTCTTAAATAAAATCAAAGAAACATTTGGAGAAAATTTATTAATTGGTTATGGAAATTGGAGTAGAGATACTCAAATGAAATTTTTTATGCCTACGATGAATAAAGGATTAAGAAAACTAATACATAAAAGATATGATACAATAACCATAAATGAATGTAATACAAGTAAAAAATGTTGTGATTGTCATAAAGATTTAGAGTATTACAAAGATAAAGAAAACAAAAAGGTATTTCGTCTATTGGTTTGTTCTAACTGCGTGAGTTGCGAAAACAAAAAAATCGTATTTAGAACAAGAGATGCTAATTCCTCAATAAATATTTTGAAATTAACAAAGTGTTGGATAGAGAAACAAACAAGACCAACTGAATTTCAAAATCACATTTCGTCTTTCACTTCTTCATCAACCAAAGAGAAGAAGAAAAAGTAAGACCATCAATATTGATTTTACATTTTTGTATTTTTTTAACGCAAAAGTCGGCGTTTTAAATGTCCAAAGGTGTAAAAAATAACAATCAGTATACAATACAAAGAACTTATTAACAATGAAATTTAATTTTGTTTCCAAAAAACCTTTCGGTAGAAACGATGAAATGCAACCGGATAATTATTATTTGGATGAATGTTTACAACTATTTGACAGCGTATATGGTAAAAAAACAGAAGAACTTTGGGCAACCGCTAATGGTGGTCAAGCAGGAGGATTTTGTAGTAGTGTTATTAAATACGAAGAAAATGAAAGAAAATATGAATTGCTGTTTTACGTTGATAATGAAGGTCACACTATAAATATTGACGTAAATTTTCCCAATAAAAGTATAAAAGAAGAAACAAGCACATTTTATTTGGAATTTGTTAAGCAATTGAAAGAAAAAATAAAAGAATGGAGAGATCCGTTGGAAGATTATTCAGATGACGAAACAGCAGAAGAAGTAGAAGATGACTTCCCAAAAAGCGGTTTGTTCGAATATAGTTGTATGATGAATGGTAATGATGGTGGTGGAGATTATTAACCTCTACTCACATAGATTAAAAATCTATCACTGCGTATTTGAGTTTTGGCAAACGCCACTACGTAGTGATACGAAGTGATAGCGGAGTTGTCCCTCGGTCGCTCCAAAGGCGGGCCTCCCTAACGGGAGGCCTTGTGCCGCTTCAACCAAAGGTATCTTCGATTTAACCAAAGGTATCTTTGATTTAACCAAAGGTATCTTCGATTTAGAGGGACAATTCCACTAATATACGTTAATGTTTTGTGCTATAACATAAACCATATTTGTTTATATATTCATCATAATTTTTAGCACCATAAGTAGGAAGACAAAAAAATAACTATATTTTTACGTACATTTTCTAATTTATTTTTATCAATATTTTCATAATATCGTAATATTACTTCTCCTTCTGAAAATGGGCCATTCCTTTAACGTCTATTCGCGGAATTGTCCCTCGGTCGCTCCAAAGGCGGGCCTCCCTAACGGGAGGCCTTGTGCCGCTTCAAGAGGGACAACTCCACTATATAGCGTTTGCATTTATTCATACGGATTTTTAATCTGTATGAATAGAGGTTAAATGCGCAAAGGTGTAAATGTGCAAATGCGTAAAATGTAATTGAATTCAACCTCTCAATTACATTCTCAGAAAAGTTTTTTTTCAGCGATGAATGAGAGGCTGATTTCAATTCACGTCTATTATTCTTCATCTTCATCTAATTCAAACTCGCAATCACCGTCACCTTCTTCTTTTTTAGAGGATGCAACTTCCTTTTTCACATTTTTGTCTAAATACCGATAAATGCGTTTGATATCTAACTTGGTTATTTTTCCTTCTTCAAACAGTTTCTCTGCATCGTTAAGAAGTTCCGGTCGATTCAAGAACGAATTTCCGCCATAAAATATACGTAATTCTTGAAAAAACGAGAGGACGTCTTTCTTGTCCATATCCAGTGTCTGGCAAAGCATATACAAAAACAGCAAATTACTATATTCCGTCGAATATTTCGTGAGGATTTTCGTAAATCGAACTTCTTTTATATTTTTGATAGATTCCAAATAGTCCGGTTTCAACCTCTCAAATATATCGTGAAAAAGAAAATTATTATAGAAGGTTTTAATGAATGTACTCATTTCATTGAATATCCATATCTGACTTTGAAATGTGATACGGTCAATATAATCCGCAAAGCAAATATTATTAATTAGTTTCAAATAGAATGGCAATGCTTGTTCTCTCGGCAGAATAGATATGCGTTCGGCCACGTTTTCGTGCCACAATAAACCCACCGTTGTCCGGTCATTATCATTCATAAAATCATTATGCTGTTCGATTGTTAATTTGCGGTCGAATAATTGTTTTGCTATTTTCCCGTAATCTTCATTGTAGAATTTCGCACGGAATATATGTTGAATATTATCGCCGGTAAGAACTTCCGGTTTCTTCTCATACAGTTTCAGTAAAAATTCGATTTTTCGTATATCGCCCTGCACATATTGAACCATCTGTTCCAATATAAATTCGTTTTTCCAGAAATGACTGGTGGCGGTTCCGACACGGAAAATGCGAGAAATAACATCGCGGACTTGTTCATCTGTCGGAGTAGGCAATTCAAATACATTGCATACATTCATTAACTCCTTGATTTTCTTGTCCATATAGTAATTTCCAATACATATGACCGGATTAAGTGTTACATTTTCCAATTTTTGCTTTTTCGTCTTCTTCTGACGAATCAATTTGACCAGCGCGGATATTCCACCTTTATCGCCTTTATGCATCCCGTCTATCTCGTCCATCAAAATTGCAATTTTTCGTGTTCGGCCATACATCATATCCAGCACATTGTGACGACTTACATTGTCGCGCGTTATTGTATCCATTAGTGATTTATTACGTACATCACCTGCGTCAAATTTAATAACATCATAGTCGAGGTCTTTCAATATATCGAGTACGAACCTGGTTTTTCCTGTGCCCGGCGAACCATACAGATAGATTCCCTTTTTAAAATCGGATTCTTTACATTTCGCATCAAAAGATGTCAATATTTTTTTTATTTTTACCGCAATATCGTTTCTATGAAAAAGAGTATTTAAATCAAGTGTATTCATTTATTTTTTATTATTGATATTATTGTATTAAAATAGTGTCGGTTTATATTATTTGTGCGTTTAACGCGTTGGGAGTATATCTTTTTCTCTCGTCTCTGTCTCTACCAATCATTCATTTCTTCCTCTGTTAATGAAACAAATGGCACTGCTACACTTACCTTCTTCGCATTTGATTTTGCTGCATTTTCCTCTTCCTCTTCTTCATCCTCTCGTCTCGTCGAAATAATTGTAGTTAAACGATTTTGCCTGTTTCTGTATTTTTGCATTACCTTGTTACGAATCGCAAATGGAATCAAGCATTTCTCTACTTTGTTCGGAATCGGCTTTTCAAACGACGCGTCATCATATGCTCTGTCAGCAATATTTGCCCATTGCGAGTTCGCCAATATTTCCTCCACATTATCGAGTTTATTCCATATTTCCTTTACACCGACAAAGAGACGTGAGTCTTTACCCGGTTCAAATGTAATGCTGTATTTTTTTGCAAATGCATCAATTTCGGACAATCTGGCGTTTTCTGCTTGGTAATATCTTGCTTTGAAATAGCGAGAGGCGGAACCAGACATTTTTCCTCCTCCACCGCAAATATTTGCTTCTCCTGCCGCTTGTTTACGCGTCGACATAAAATAAACCGATTCGTCTCCTGTAAAATTGTAATAATTATCGGCAAACTTCCGGAACTTGGCAAAGAAATACCCTTGACGGTCAGACTGTGTACGATAGTCTTTGTACAATTCTGGTTTTGTCAAGAACAATGCAAGAATAGATTGCGCTTCGTGTTCAAAGAAAGAAGATAACATTTTTCACGGTTTAAGAATAAATTGTGTTGATTATCATTTGCATTCATCAACACAATTCAAAAAATGCTTTCAATTTTTTGCGCAGGTTTACTTTCGGAAAGAACTGAAGTCACTTGTCACTGGAATATAATTACCGCCCTTTGACACTAGCGCACCGTTGTAAGAGTAAGGGTCAATTCCCTGTATTCCGAGAGGACTGTTTGGTAAATTGTATGTGCCCTGGGAATAATAACCGGACCGGTATGGATTTCTATCTGCGCCCGCTCCTGCACCCGCTCCTGCACCCGCTCCATCGCCTCCCTGCACATTATTTATCTGCAACGGATTTGTTCTCAGCACATCTTTCACACCCGACCCTAAATCTTTCACTAATCCAACTGCGCCAGAACCAGTTTCTTTCAATAGGCCAGTAGCGCCTGAAGCAGTATCGCGTAATAAACCAGTAGCGCCTGAAGCAGTATCACGCAATAAATCGGTCGTTCCAGAACCTGTATCCTGCAATATGTCTTTGACTCCCGAACCAGTATCCTGCAATAAATCTTTGACTCCAGCACCAGTATCCTTCAATAATCCAATTGCGCCGCCGTTATTTGTATCACTACTACTTGAACCGCCACTAGTTGCGCCACTACTTGTATTGACACTTGTGCCATTACCCGTTGTCCAAAACCCGGTCCAAACTCCATTTCCTTTATATCCCGCACCATATGCAGCCAAAAAGTCCGAAAAACGGTTTTTATATTTATTGGTTGTACCACTTCCACCCAATCCACCACAACTTGTGCATACGGACGACGTATTAGCGCCTACTTGGCAATTCGGGCATTTAGGACATACAGGAGGAACAATTTGCGTTTTTAGTACATAATTACTGGATTGTGATGCAGTATTTACATCTCCGTTTGTGGCAACCTTGTTCCAATATTCGAACCATTTGTAATAATCCGACATCTTGTTATCGCCACAAGTAGGAGTTGTTGCTGCAGGTGTTGTACTCGACGCTATAGTTGAACCAGGAGACATAGTTGAACCAGGAGCCATAGTTGAACCAGGAGCCATAGTTGAACCAGGAGCCATAGTTGAACCAGGAGCCATAGTTGAACCAGGAGCCATAGTTGAACCAGGAGCCATAGTTGAACCAGGAGCCACAGTTGAACCAGGAGTCATAGTTGAACCAGGAGCCATAGTTGAACCAGGAGCCATAGTTGAATCTGGTGGTGGCATATTTGAACCTGGCGACGGCATAGCTAAAGAGGATTGAATTTCATTTATGTTCGACGATATTCCCGCCGCGGCGATTTTCGCATCTATATTGGTTATACCCTCTTTATGCACAATACTTGCTTTTCCGAGATATATTGAAATGGACAATGTACACAATAATGTTACAAACAATAATAATGGTCCAGTCATAGTTCTCTAACGTAACGTTGTTTATATTGTATGTTGCGAATAAAAGTTACGAGTGGAAATTCTTTGCAAATAGCAATCAATATAAATAAATGGCGATAGAATGGATACGACTATAACATAATCACATATCCTACAGTAATATGAAACCTGCACGCAATAAAACCAATATCCTAAATACGTGTTTTCGAGAGGAGAATAAATGGGAAATTGGTGTAGATGAAGCCGGACGCGGACCTCTTTTCGGCCGTCTCTATGTAGCTGCGACCATTCTTCCTAAAATGGATTTTAAACACGAATGGATGAAAGACAGCAAACGATTTTCTTCCCAAAAAAAGATTCGAGAAGTTGCCGAATATATAAAAGCAAATGCGATTGCTTGGACGGTTCGATACACAGAGCCCGACATTATAGACGAAATAAATATTCGTCAAGCCGTATTAAAGACAATGCGAGAGTGTTGTCGCGATTTGATAGAGAGGATACAAATAATACATAATGTAACTGCTGCCGATTTGAAAAACGGAATGTACATCATTGTAGATGGCAATGATTTCCCAGCCTATACAGTGTTTGACCCTGAAACCGAAATGCTTGTCGAAATTGGCAGTCAAACGGTCGAAGGTGGCGATAATCTATATACTTGCATTGCTGCCGCATCGATTCTAGCAAAAGTAGCAAGGGACGATTATATTGCGGATTTATGCCGGAAAAATCCGGCTTTAGTAGAATTATACGGAATCGACAAAAACAAAGGATATGGAACGGCGGAACATATGGAAGGAATAAGGGAACACGGAATTACAGAATTGCATCGAAGGTCATATGGTCCTTGCAAAAATGCACCGCATATTGATTTGCGGATGGAACGGTAAAAGTTTATCGGATTTTCTTTGTGTGTCTTCCTTCTCTTTGTCTTGAGATTTCTTTTCGTTCTAGACCCACTTTCTTGCGAGAGGAGAGAAACGTTTTCTTGATTGCTATATACGTACGAGTTCAGAGATATTTCCGGGTCTCTTATTGCATTATTCCTAAATGCATATACATTCATACGCGAATCTTCTACATCACTGCGGCATACCTTCACTCGCATTGCAATACCCTAATAGACAATCGTTATGAAATAAGTGGTTACAAGGTGTTTTGAAAATGGCTTTTCGTCTGCCAAGTTTATCCAAACAAATAGGACAAAGTTGGGTTCTTTTATATTGGGTTTTGCTGAGCCACATATACTCATACTGATTTTTATATCTGTATAAGCGTAAGTGTAGATAGTAGGAATTGCATTCTTTTGGTAATGTATAATGGCGTCTACGCGAAGTCGAAACACTCCGGGCAATTATGCTATGGAGCAAAATATCAATGATGAGCACCATAACTATATGTCTTATGAAAAATCGTCTTTTTACGGAACAGTGCCGACTACTTATTTTCCGGGACAAGGATTAATTGGTATGAAAACGGCCGGAATGAATTTAGCGTCGAATTCAGCAGATATCGAGTCACAATTGTTTGGTATAGGTTCTACTAATCTGGTGAATGCTAGGTCACCGATTGCCCCTGACGTGTATCAGCATAAATCTTTGAATGTTGCATATAAAGCACCGGTGATAGTGCCGAACGAATTTACACCCGAGCCGAACCAACGGGCAATGCCGTTGAATTAACGTCTATTTGCGGAATTGTCCCTCTTGAAGCGAAGCGACCAAGGGACAACTCCGCGAATAGACGTTAATGCGTGCAAATTTTCTGAAAAAACGACATATTATATACTATATATGTCGTTTATTACGTTTATTTATAGAGTCGGAAAAAATCCTAAGACATATTACGGAAAATGTTGCTTTAATTATATTACCGACGACCACGAAGGGCTAGATAATGAAGTCAGATATTTTTTGAAAGAAGGATTAAATGGGTATAGAAAAAAGAATAATATTCAACAAATAAAGTCAAAAATTATGATTGGGATATTATCATTATCAACAGACAAAAACATCCCAACATATTCTACAAATGCTGAAATAAAATGTTTTGATTTTTACAAAAATTATGAAGGACAAACGTACGTAAATGGAAAATTAATATAAATGTCCGTTTCAAATGAAACAAAATGCATCCATACCCATCAATCCTTTCGTGTCCTCCTCATTTATCAAATGTAACCGCGATATGCACCATTTCTTTCTTGATGCATTTCGACGCACTTACTGTCAATTCCTGTCGTTTCTTACGTGTTTTTCCGTCAGGTTTTGGCGGTGTTTCCGTGCTCGTGTCGGAACTCTCAGTAGAAGATGTTGTATTGCGCCGACTCGAACTATTACGGGCATTCATATCCCTCTCAATATCATCATAATACCGCTCAATATAGTCTAATATGCGGTTTTCAATCGCCCATTTAAAAAAATTGAGTTGCCCGATAGTTGTCTCCATAAAACACTCTTCCCCCGTTTCATTTTGAGCACAAGGAACTGAAATTCGGTCCCATCTGCAGAACGAATCAAAACGTTTTTTTGAGTATGCTTTTAACTGCAATTTATACCTGTGATAAACTTTGAATTTACAGTCTTCAATCAGGTCTTTTAGAATACCAGTGCGCATCCGAATAATGTATTCCGTATCATATTTTTTTGCATAATTTGTGACGAACCAGTCGATAATACGTAAGGAAATGCGCGATTCACCATTTACAATCGCTTGAATTATCTTCATATTCTGCGGGTTTTCGTAAAAGTTCATCAGATTCTGCAATAGTAAATCATCTTGGGTATTTGTAGAGGTATAATAAGACATATGGATTTTGGAAATAGATATGTTTTCTATCGGCGTTTATTTAAACCCTTTCTCTCAAAAAAACTATTGCACTAGTTGAGAGGTATATACATCCATTCGAGTGTTTTGACTAAGTCGTCATAGAATACACGGTTTCCGTTTTCTTTGCAATATTTCATCACAATATCCATATTGTCCTCTTGTGGTACCATACGTTGCATATTTAGTTTTGCCGTAAGCTCATATACGAATTTGCATTTGACTTGGAACTCGTCAGGTTCGCTGTTTTGACCGAGTTCCAATAGAGGCATTTTTGCCAAGTCCCATCTTCTTAGTGCCAAAAAATTGGAACGGATACTTTTTTGGTAATGCTCATTCTCGGCCGCTTGCGCGGCCTCGTTTTCCGCCGAAAAATACCGTTTAGAAGCTGTATCATTTACTGCAGTATTATACAAATACATATTCGACTCCACCATTGTAAAAACGCGGAGATTTCCTACCATTTGATGCTCAAACGCTTTTAAAAACACAATAAAATCATCATACAACTGCATATTTTCATCATAATGAATATCGTGTTCAACCGATTTGCGAGAGAATAAGAACGGTCGCGCAAATGTATTCATATGATTAATGTCTCGCTTAAATGGATGCATCGCACCTTTTACTTTATACCATTCTTCCACTGTAAATGCATCTATGTTGTAGGACAAACAACATTTATTGTGAAACGATATATATGGAACATTGCGATTCTCATCGACTATATTGGGTTGCAAACTGTCGTGGAATGCAATAAAAAGCATATCGGGTTGATAACGCAAATAATGTTGGAGTCGCATAAATGCGCGGGGATAGAGGAAATCGTCGCCATCTACGAGAACGCAGTAATCATACTGCGGTTGAGTCCGAAAATAATGGAGAACACTGTTATGTCCCTTCCCCGGCTTACCATTACTCTCCGTTTCGTGTATATTTACATAATTAGGCAGAATCATTTTAACGTCTTCTATGTGAGAGGGGTTGAGCGAATTCACAATGACGACGATATCGTATTTGAAATCGAAGGGACGAAATTGATTGCGGACAGATTCGTAACATAGTTTTACTAAATCGGGTTTGCTAGATGTCAATATGGCTACGAGAAGACGTTGCATTTAATTTTGCATAAATCAAATACAACCAACATTTTATATTCTATTTACGATGAATGTTTTTATGTTGCGCCGATATTTACCAAATAATCTCGTTGTTTTTGCAATGCACGCTGTTTGCGCTCCTCTCGTTCTTTCCGTAATTCTTCCTTTGTCATTTTCTCGGCAATTTGGACAATCGAATGAATCTGTGCCCCCAATATAGGCAATTCTTTCGATTTCCAAATATCTTGTATCCTCTCGATTTTGGCAATCAATATTTCCAATGCAAAATTGGTTTTCATATGATTACAATCTTTGCAACACGCTTTACAGTTCTCAACTATATATCCTGCCGTATTATCTGCTCTATCAATCCCGTTTGTATTTGTTTCTGTCGATTTTTTGCCACACAAATAACAGTCTTGCAAAATAATCGATTTATAATCGTCTGTTGTGATTGCAAATTCGAGTTTCTTTTTTTCCGCGCGACTTCGATAAGATGCATAGGAAACGCATTTTGCATCAGGAAAACATTCCGGGTGCATCATCTCGGTTTTTGTTCCATTATAGAAACGATGGATATGTCGCATTCTCTTGATAAATGTAGCAGAATCCAGCGAGCCTTTCAACCGATTACACATAGCACAACAAGATACGCAGTTCGATTGGATATATCCGACAAATTGGTTCATTCGGTCAATACTGTTAAACCCTTTTTCGTCCGTTGTTTCGCAATAATAACACGGTTGTGTGACAACTGAATTAAATTCGTCCTCTGACAATACGAACTCTAGTTTTTTCAGTCTAGCAGTCCTCTTATATACTTTGAAATGGGCTTCTATACTTTCTCGGCGTTTTCTATTTGTTTCCGCCATTTTTTCTGGATTCCGGTCACGCCAGTTCTTCATTACATTCGCATTGTGTTGCAAATAACCGTCAAAATCTTTTGTGGCTCGTTTCGCACGGGATTTTTTGCATTTTTGTTCCACTTTATCTGGATTTGCCACTTCCCATTCTTTCTTTTTTGAAATTCGTTCCGGTTTTTTTTCCGCCTCTCTAGCTAAAGCATTTCGATGTTCTTTGTCTCTATTCGCGTCGTTCCGTTTCCAAGTCTCGCGACAAGTCTTACACGATTTCACATATCCTTTGTTTTTTGTTCCAACAAATTCGTCGAGAGGCTGTATTTTGTCACAACTATTGCAGAGCTTGGTTTTTGAGTCTTCGTCCTCTCCTCTTTCCGCCAGTTTCTTTGCTTTTCTTGCATCATCGCGGTCTTTTTCTCTTTTTCTGCAAGGTTCACATCTTACGAATTCATACTCTGGGTCTAATTGAGCCATACATCCACGAATCACATTCACACAATTTCGTTTTCCTAAAGCAGCAGTCTCATCTATAAATACACACAACTGGTGTTTTCTGCAATATTTATTCTCAGGGGTGCGTTTCGCATTACAACACTCTTTAGAACAACGGGGTTGAGGTGTCATTCTATTTCGGTGTCGGGTATGGACGTCGTATCATATATTCGAGGTATATTATTTATGTTGATTACTGCAAATGTAATTATTGCATTTGGATTATGCTACGTAATGAAAAATATACGTTTCCAACCAAAAAATGTTTTACGATTGAATAAAACATTTTTATTTGATTTTATATTTTTATGATTACTATAACTAAAATGTTTAATTTGAATCTCGACTACCCCTAAGTTTCCAAAGGGGGATGGAACGTACCTTAAGCCCGCTCAGGTTGCTTAGACCTTCATTGCGAACCAACCGCTTACCGTTCTCTGAATCGGTGTCATATCCTAGCATAACGGACTTAGACACTCGACTGCGGATTTCCGAATCATTTAGATTATTACCATATCCGAGTTCTGTTCTCGGCCATACGCTGGTTTCCCAGACATACTTGGTACTAAATGCTCTAACGGGTTCCCCGCAACCAGTGGTTTTGCACGACTCTAATTGTCGCACTAGCAACTGACTATAATCCAGGAGTCAAACCGAAGTAATTGCAAACATTGCCTGGTTGTTTGCATCAGGTTGCTTTTCTGCGCTATTCTTAATTAAACACACCAACCACAAGTAGTTGATGAGTAAACAGTAGTTTAACGCTACGCCTGCCATGCCTGACATAACACGGAGGACATTGTAATTGACTGCATACACTCTCACCTTGGCAGTGGCAGTTCCGGAGACAGTTGGGCTGGAGAGCACCAATTGGAGAACAGCGTTGTCAATGCGAGAGAAGTTGCAGGTTCCCGAGGGTTGGTGTTCCTCAGGGCGGAGAGCAAAGGAATACACGTTGATTCCAGTGTCGGGGTGGCGAGTGTGGTGTTGGAAGGGCTGAACAACGTCGAAGTAGCTTCCTTCGCGTTCAGAGAATCGGTCCTGGCCGTTCAACTGCAACTTAGCAGTGACGACTGGGTTCTCACCCCAGCAGTGGAGGTCAAGAGCAGTCTCGGCAAGAACGAAAGTTCCAGCATCAGAGACAGTCGAGCCAGAAGGAGCACCAGCAGCAGGGTTGGAGAAGTCCAGAGGGTTGGAGCCTCCCCATTGGGCAGCAGTTGCAGAGGCCGCGGTAGCAACGGAATCCATAGCACCTCCCATTTGGAAGAGGCCGGAAGCGTTGATGAAGGCGTTGGCGCCTGATGTCTCGACGGGTCCGCCAAACGCGTGGATAGCGTTGGGGAGGGCATCGATGGCATCAGTGTAGTTGAAGGGCTGGGCACCAAGGGTCTTGAAGAGAGTGTTTCCACCTTCAAGGGACGCGCAGTAATCAACGTTGGCATCGGGTTGGACAACCCAGATGAGTTCCTTGCAGGGGTGGTTGAAGTTGAGCTTAATCTTGTTACTGGAGGAACCAACAGATTCATCACCAGTGAATTGGAGCTGCTCAATCAAGTACTCGTGGGGATTCTGGGCGAACTTGCGTCTCTCATCGGTGTCCAAGAAAATGTAGTCGATGTAGAGGGAAGCCGCAACAAGGGATTGCTGGTATGCCTGGGCAACCGAGCGGGTCGCATCGTCAGCAGTTAAACTGCTGACAGCCCACAAGCACTCACCAATGGGGCGGAAATCGATGTTAATCTTGACTTCATGAAACTGTAAAGCGATAAGGGGCAACGCCAAACCGGGGTTGCGGTTGAACCAGAACAAGAGAGGAATGTAGAGGGTTGTTTCAGGGAGAGCCTTGCGGGGAGCGCACACTTGGGAAACTCCTCCAGTGGAGGCACAAGGACCTGTGATATCAGCGAACGCGGGGTCGGTGATGTAGGTCAATTGGGTGGTGTGTCCAATCATCTTGTAGTATCCCTTTTGTTGCTCAGAGGAGAGAGTCAATTGATTCCAGATGTGCATCCAGTCACCATATTGGCGGTCGATTCTCTGTCCTCCGATTTCGACTTCAACCTGGGCAATGAGTTGCTCACCAGGGAAATCTAACCAACGAGCAAACACACCATCGGTGTTGGCGGTCTTCATGTTCTGGTTAATCTCAGGAAGAGTGACCTGCAGGTATGTGCGGAAAGCCATATCACCGTTACGGGCAATGGTGCAAGTAACGCGGCGGCCAAAGTCGGCTTGTCCAGAGAATGTCTGTTCAATGCTCTCCATGGCAAAGTTGGTGTGGCGGCGGTAAGACACCTTCCAGAAGGTGATTTCGGGTGTTCCTGTTAGGAAAACATCTTGTGCGCCATAGGCGACTAATTGCATAAGGGCTCCTCCCATTTTGGTTCGGGTTAATTATATTATTCCTAAATAAAATAAAATTATCAATTACGCCAAAATATTTAAATTATACCGAAGTAATTATTTTATTGAGAATAATTAAAATATTTTATACGTTATGAAATGCATAAAATATCATAAATAAATACAACATTTATATAATAACGGTTCATTTCATATTGTCGTTCAAGAATGTTTCTAAATATCCACGTTTAAAATATTCTTTCTTACCTTCGTGTTTTTTCGAGAAAATATAAGAATCTTTACGTTTCTTTACTTTCCATCCATTTTCGAGTGCGTTCATTATAAAAATACATATTTCACTCATCTGTATTTCTTTCGCCATTATGATGACGATTTTATAATTATATACTAAATAGGAATACCGCAAACGGTTTACTACACCGCACCAGTGCAGAATTGAAATGTATAGTTTTGCTAATGCACTTGCGTTTTGCTAATGCACTTGCGTTTTGCTAATGCACTTGCGTTTTGCTAATGCACTTGCGTTTTGCTAATGCACTTGCGTTTTTGCCAAAGGCCCACTATTCTTCTTCGTTCTTAGAATCCACCTGGGAATCGGACAAGGTTGAGACCAATGCCTAACCCAGCACCATTTCTGGCAGATGAGCCCATTGCGGGGACGAACACGTCCAACACGGCGAATGTGGCAGCAGCAGTCAAAGCAATGATGACAATTTCTTCAGTACTGAGTTTTGAAACCTTAGGAATTGCATAAGCTGCAATAGCAACAACGAGACCTTCAATGATGTATTTGATTGCTCGGCGAACAAGTTCTCCAATATTAACAGCGCTCATTTGTTAAAGTATATTATACTAAAACAAAATATCAAATGAAATTATGTATTCAAACCATTTAAACCGAATGTGCTAAATATGTTTCATACCGGCCGCAACCAGAACAATGGCGACTCCTAACATTGCATTTGAAAGAAAAACCCTACCGAATGGAAAAGCGAATCCTAAATATGTCGATTTATGTGACGAGGATTTACCTATTGCTGGCCAAAAATTCGCCTGTATCAGTTTTGTATCCCCCGAAAACATACTGAAGAAACGTGAAGGATTCTTATTTGACCAATTTATAAAGCAATGGGAATTCAGTAAAACAATGTCAAAGTTTGGCGATTTCCTAAATTTCGTCGCATACAAGTATAACGCGAATATCGAAGACTTAACTTCCGATTTCAACGATTTTGCTAAATCTGAGGAAACCAAACTGAGGGAAGAAGAGTTTGAATCACATTTCCGAACTTTCTGTGATAAACACGAAGAATCGCTAAATCTTCAATTCAATCGAGAACACGCGTTTCAAACTTCTACTCGGGGACTCAAAATTCGCGGAGTTTTCAATACACAAGAAGAGGCGGAAATGCGATGCAAAAAGCTACGCGAGACCGACCCGAACCACGATATTTTCGTCGGACCTGTTGGTATTTGGATTCCTTGGGACCCGGATGCCTACAAGACTGGACGTGTCGAGTTTATGGAAGAGGAACTCAACCAATTGCACAGTGAAAAGTTGAAGAACGAAGAACGCGCTAAACAAGCATTTGACCAGCGTGTGAAAGAGGCGAAGAAAAAGGCTATTATGGAGAATATCGAATTGGCGAAGAAGAGTGGCAATGTATTGACACAGACAATTGACGAAGAAGGCAATCTGATTGGTGTGAAGGAACGTGTCAATTTCGAGGAGCGAGAAGCTGCAAATACCGATAGTACGGAAGCACACGCAGAACAATTACGTGCTGCGTTAGAGAATGCAAGTAAGTAAATTTACTGCAAATGTATAAGATAATGTAATTATTACTGTGATAATTATATTATGCAGAATATAGATAGTATGTCTTCTGAGAATCAAGACCAAGACCAAAATAAAGACCAGAACACGGACCAAGACCAAGAAGTAGAGGCATTGAGCAATAACAAAGTCGGGGTGGAAATCGAACCGGATGTGAAGGCAAATCGCGTGAATGTGCAAATGTGCTCTTGTTCGTTATCATTCGTATTCAATTGCTTCTCACCAAACAGATAACCTATGCTAAAATTGGTAGTCATTGTGCACAAATATTTCGTTGTGTTCTTGTTTTGCTAAAAATCGATAATTGTTCTTAAGTAGTATTTGTCTGCACAAATCATCCTTTTCTGGCTGGTCGCCCAATACTTCCATTAGAATCACGTCGATTGGCACGGAAAAATCCCACGATTGCAATACTTCGTATTCGTGTCCTTCTACATCGAGAGAAAGCAGGTCAATATGAGTTAGATTCGTCTGTTTTACAATGTCCGACAACTTAGTGGGAGCTATTACAATACGACCTTGCGGTAATCCGATACGGACATAATCTGGATGATTAAAATAGTTGTCATAATGCTTAGGTGGCAAGGTTGTTTCTACTCCCGAAACCGCGGCGTGATGGTCTAGAAAGTAGCGAAATACCAATGGGTCCGCATTACAACTAACTAAATTGTTGAAAAGAAAATTGTTCGGACGATTCTTTTTCAATTGTTCGAATTTGTATGGATGCGGTTCAATCAGTATTCCAGTCCATTGCAATGTATCTTCAAAGAATTTTGTATTTGAATATAATACTCCGTCTAATGCACCCAATTCAATATAAACGCCATTTCGCTTGTTCTTAAAAATCTCGGTATTCAAAAATATATCCTCTCTTGCTTGTGAATAATACATTTTGTTTTTGGACGCATAAGAAAATAGGAAGTCTATTCTTTAACCTCTATTCATACAGATTAAAAATCTGTATGAATAAATGCAAACGCTATATAGTGGAGTTGTCCCTTGGTCGCTCCGCTTCAAGAGGGACAATTCCACTAATAGACGTTAACCTCTTTTCGGCAAACGCCACTACGTAGTGATACGAAGTGATAGCGGAGTTGTCCCTCGGTCGCTCCGCTTCAACCAAAGGTATCTTCGATTTAGAGGGACAATTCCGCGAATAGACGTTAAGCTGTTTGCAATCGGAACTCATTATGGTTTCCTACTCAGAAAACCGTAGGTTTTCAGAACATTGGTTTCCTCCGTAAGAATATCTAACGTCTATTCGCGGAGTTGTCCCTCTAAATCGAAGATACCTTTGGTTGAAGCGACACAAGGCCTCCCGTTAGGGAGGCCCGCCTTTGGGCCCACATTTGGATAGACCGAGGGACAATTCCGCGAATAGACGTTAATATATGTGGGTAGAGGCTAACGAGAGGGCCGCGTCAGCGGCCTGAAAAAGGATGGCAGTAACCATCGGTTCCCTTTGTCTAACAAAGAGGGCCACTAAAGAAAAAGGAAGGTTTCAAAGGCACTTCGTAGTAACCTCGGTTTTCTTTACCCTTTACCATTTAGACTTCTTCACTGTCACTTGTGGACCCGCCTTCTTTTTCGCCTTGCTCGCATCAAACTCATCTTCATCATCACTGCATAACTCCTTCGATTTTTCCCAGAACTCTTTACTACCCAACTTGAAAGACGGCCGATTCTCGGCCTTATACCAATATATTTGTTCATTTATTTTGCTTGATTTTGCGTTATTATGGATAACCAAGCATTCGTAGTTCTCCGTTGTTTGGTCCATCACTGAGCAAAAGAGTTCCAGTGTTGGAAACATACTTGCGTAATTTTCCCAAATACGTCGCCGATTCCCTAAAGTCGGTTCGCGCAATACAAAGACATAATCAATATTCGTTCGCAATGCCGGCGGGACACCGAGAGGATACTGCATTGTTATAATTAACATCACTTTCCAATGACGGCCATTCATAAAAAGCATTCGCATTAATTCGTCCCTCGCCCAACTAGCATCATATAAACAATCATCCAATATAACAAAAGCACGCGGGTCAATGGTTGCCCTTTTATACGTCTCCATCTCCGAATTAAACCTCTTCACCACCTGATGCTGTCTCCGCAAAATCTTGTCAATTAATGCAGTATTGTATTTCTGATGAATAAAGAGTTTAGGCACAATCTGCGAATAGAAATTATTGACTATTTCTGTGCCTGAAATAACCAATCCCACCGGAATATCTTGGTGGTGGAAAAGCAGGTCCTTCACTAAAAACGATTTTCCCGTATCTCTTCTCCCTATTAATACTATCACTGGACCTTTGTTTTCATTCGGATGGAATGTTATCCATCGCATATCAAACTTTTTTAAATCCAGATTCATTATTATGCTGTGTTGTTGTTACACTAAATGTATAAAATCTATTGTATATATTTGCGCGGACCATTCCACGAATAGACGTTAACCTCTACTCATATAGATTAAAAATCTATATGAGTTTCGGCAAACGCCATATAGCGGAGTTGTCCCTCAAGAGGGACAATTCCGCGAATAGGCGTTAACCAACTAACGGACTTTTACAATGAGAGTCCAATCTTCTAAATCCAATCACTGTGATAAATACCAATATAAATGTATTTACGTGTTGGGTAAGGCTTATCGATGCATCAGGTATAAAAATACGTAGAATACCGTTGGAGAAACTGTCGCTTCCGCCGTCTGGATTATGTAGCTTCGTAAGTGGGCAACCATCGCAAAAAATCCACATAATTGATATGAGTAACGGTATATAAACCCCATATTGTAAATATTCTATTGGCCAAAATGGCATTGATACTACAATCAAAATTATAACAAAATGTATAAATACAAGAAAATCCATATATACATACTTTAGTTCTATTACGCTGGCGTATAATTGCGAACAAATAGTTCTTTCGTCCTAAATATACGTATCATTTACAATTCTTAAATAAAATGCCGTCGATTGATATTCAATATAGAAAAGTCAGACCTCTCAATATCGATTCTTTAGCAAAACAATATGTTGCAACCGAATACGACAATCAACATAATTATAATCCATTTGCTGTCCATGCAATACAGGCTTTCAATCCTCTCTATACTGACTTTTTTGTTTTAAACGATACCAATTTTAATCGCGTCGGGTTAAATCAGCAATATTATATTGAAAATGATACTATCAAATCATCCAATCACGATATATTATCCGATATCGACAACTCGGAAAAAAAATACCACGTGAAATGCTCGCCTCTTCTTGACCCTGTCCACTACTTAGTCGGAAAATACGCCAATACCAGAAACATTCGTGTCTTACCGAAATTAACTAACCAATCCGAATGCTGCCAAAAAATATACGACAAAAACAACGCCTCCTATATTGACGGTTTCTTCTCCTATCTAAGTAGTCGGCTAAAATACCAACACAATATGCTAAATGCAATCGATTTCTACGGTTCATATTTAGCATTGCAAAAAGTATTTAAAGCAACCATCACGGATGATTTGGACTATTTACACCAATCCGATTATTTTATGGATAATATCGGAAAAGGATTCACAATTTGTTGTGGTGAAACGTTTGACGATTTCACTGGCATTGGTTCAAGAGCAAATAAGAAACGGTTGGTATTAGAGGACGAAATAGATATTGCCGACCTTAGCGCAGATATTATTAGTATAGATGAACCTTTGCATATCCATATGGATAAGGATGCCGATAACAAAGTCAATATATCTTGCGAATATGCAATGTCTGACAACAGTTCAGAAGAAGAGGAGGAAGAGGAAGATGATGAAGAAGAGGAAGAAGAGGAAAAAGAGGCAAAAGAGGAAGAAGAGGAAGATGATGAAGAAGAGGAAAACAACCAAGAAGATAATAATAACACTAATACAGAAGAAAATGATGAATCCGATTCAGAAACAGAATATGGAGACGATGATACAGAGGATGAAAGCGACGCATATGCTTATATAGACAATTTTCCGACCAATCTCATTTTCTTAGAAAAATGTGATGGAACATTGGACCGATTATTTATGGACCACGAGATTGACGCCAACAATGGTGCTGCATATATGATGCAAATTATTATGTCTCTCATCGCGTTTCAAAAAGCGTTTCATTTCACACATAATGATTTGCATACAAACAATGTAATGTATATCAATACAGATATCGAGTTCCTTTATTACAAATACGACAACCTGTTTTATAGAGTGCCGACGTATGGCAAGATATTCAAAATCATTGATTTCGGGCGCGCTATTTACAAGTTTAAGAACCGAATTTATTGCAGTGATAGTTTCGCGCCGAAAGGCGACGCTCATTCACAATACAATACAGAACCATATTTCAATGAGAAGCATCCGCGTATAGAACCCAACTTGAGTTTTGATTTGTGCCGATTAGGCACATCGATATATGATTTTGTTATTGATAACGAAGATGAACCGCGTGACGATTTTCAAGAGACTATCTATAGATGGTGTCTCGATGATAACGGCAAAAATGTTATGTATCGCCGAAGTGGAGAGGAACGATACCCTGGGTTCAAACTATATAAGATGATTGCTCGTAATGTACACGCCCATACACCGCAAGAACAATTGAAATATTCTGCGTTTTCACAGTTCTTGATGAATCCTACAGATGCGGCAAAATTAGATGAGTCGAAAGTCCGCCGATATGGATTGAACATTGATTTGGTGAAAAAAGAATATTTTTAACGTCTATTCGCGGAATTGTCCCTCGGTCTATCCAAATGTGGGCCCAAAGGCGGGCCTCCCTAACGGGAGGCCTTGTGTCGCTTATTGAGGGACAACTCCGCTATCACTTCGTATCACTACGTAGTGGCGTTTGCCGAAACTCATATAGATTTTTAACCTAAACGGATAGGCATTAACCGCCACAAACGTAAAAATAAAAATAAAATTGAACTAAAACAATTGTTGCATATTACATATTCATATGCAACAACACTGCCTCCAATTATACTATGGCAACCTCGATGCCTCTTCTCATTAACGCGCTTCAGCCAGAAGAACTGGAATCTTATCGCACCCGAATCCGCGAAGAATTACCCGAGTATTCGATAGACAATCCAGCATATGAAATTGTCTATAAAGTCCGCGACGACAAACCGGCGGATTATACGCGCGCTATCCAAGAACGCGAAATCCTGAAAACTCGTCTAAAACTAAACAACCCAAAAACCGGACGTATAACCACACTCAACAGTTTTGCAGAAATATGGGAAAACCCGCGTTCTGGGTTAGCAAATGAAGTTATTCTGACAAAGGACCCGAATGAGGCGAAATGGCAATTGGCCAGAAAATACAATTACAAGATTGCCACCACATTTATGCCAATGTATGCAAAATCCATCTATGAGTATTTCGGTGCAGCAAAAGTGCTTGACCCGTGTGCTGGATGGGGAGACCGTATGGTCGGTGCTCTATCATCCAACTGCGTACAGCGTTATATCGGATTTGACCCTAATATTCGTCTCGTAGAAGGATACAAGAAAATCCAGGCCGATTTCGGGAATCGTGTTCGAAAGGAAGCAGAGCGTCATATAGAATTTGACAATCAATATGAAATCTATTCCGAACCGTTTGAGACGGGCGCGAACCAATTAGGCGACGAAATGTTCGATTTTGCTTTTACGAGTCCACCGTTCTTCGACTATGAAGAATACAGTCCTGATAATCCTACATATCGCAATTGGTATGCGGAATTCTATGAACCCCTGTTTATATTAACCGCGGCACATTTGGCAGAGGAAGCATTCTTCGCAATTCATATCGACGATACATCTGCGGGTAAAATACAGGAATTTCTATTTAAACGAGTAAATCAGATAACGGCGTTTCAATATAGCGGGAAAATCGGATTGGTCGGTGGCAAATCAGGTAAGATACGCAATGTATATTTGTTTCAGAAACGCGTAAAGGTTTAGGCATCTCCGTTCTACACAATAATATATAACTTTTTTTGCGGATATGGAAAATATGCTAATTGTCGCTATTATCACTACATTGATTTTCTGCGTATTCAAATTCGTAGAATTCAAGTTCATCGATAAAAAGAGTGAAATGAAACCTCTCAAGTTCTTTGTAAGAGATATGGTGATTGTATTTGCAAGTTCTCTGATTGCCGGTTATTTCTTCTTCAACTCAAACAAGGAAATCAGTGAATTTGTGAATACGATAACGGATGCAAAAGTAATACCCGATGGTGCTGCTCCGGTATTTACCGATGCACCTGGATTTTAACCTCTACCCATATAGATTAACGTCTATTCGCGGAATTGTCCCTCTTGAAGCGGAGCGACCGAGGGACAACTCCGCTATATAGCGTTTGCATTTATTCATACAGATTTTTAATCTGTATGAATAGAGGTTAAAAATCTATATGAATATCGGCAAACGCCACTACGTAGTGATACGAAGTGATAGCGGAATTGTCCCTTGGTCTATCCGAATGTGGGCCCAAAGGCGGGCCTCCCTAACGGGAGGCCTTGTGCCGCTTCAACCAAAGGTATCTTCGATTTAGAGGGACAATTCCGCGAATAGACGTTAACCTCTATTAGTGGAATTGTCCCTCTAAATCGAAGATACCTTTGGTTGAATCGAAGATACCTTTGGTTGAATCGAAGATACCTTTGGTTGAATCGAAGATACCTTTGGTTGAATCGAAGATACCTTTGGTTAAATCGAAGATACCTTTGGTTAAATCGAAGATACCTTTGGTTAAATCGAAGATACCTTTGGTTGAAGCGACACAAGGCCTCCCTAACGGGAGGCCCGCCTTTGGGCCCACATTCGGATAGACCGAGGGACAATTCCGCAAATAGTAAAAGAATATAGAATAAATACTGCAAATAGAATATGGTAAATGAACATAGACCACGAAAATATTCTGGAACGTTTCAAATTCCACGTATTCCAGAAACGGCTTCACAAAGAGTTGATAGGGATGCAACAAAATAATACGGAGAACGATAATAAAATCGAGTTAGAACTGACGGATACAAACGAAGTACGCGTAAATATATACAGTACTAACCAACAAAACGAATGGAATGCATATGGATTTGTGATTACTTACGATTATCCATTCCGTCCTCCGCGCATATTTTATCAAAATCGTCCTTATGTTGATTTTCTAAGAACAACGATGAATAATGACCGCAGACAATTTAGACGCATAACTGGGTACGACTGTTTTTGCTGTTCCTCTATTAGCTGTGCCAACAATTGGCGCCCGTCTTTTACACTGAAAAGCATAATATCAGAAATACAGGTTATCAAGCAGAAAAAACGTGACTTTATAAACAAATTAATGGTCGACAAAATAAAACGGCGGTATTTAGTTGCAGATATTGATTTGGATTCTTGGTTATTCTAGAAATATCTTCTTATATTTTTATGACTATAGAGATATAGGCATAAGAATGAAACATAGTAGCAACATTATAGCTAAATACCATTACATCAGTATGTTTTTCATTATGATTTTCGCAGGTCTCCTCTCAACGATGAATGTTTGGGTAGACAAGGTAGAGGATATGCGCCTCAGTATGAACGACGTATATATGATTCTGCTAATGACCGGATGGATGTTTTTCTTTATGGGTGCGCTTTACCGCGAACCGAGTGTATTGCTGATAGGTTTATGTTTGGTGATTGTAAATATAGTGTGCATACGGACGCAGTTCTTAGTGACGAAATCGCAGTATAAAATGGGTATGATATCGCATCATTCGATGGCGGTTCATATGAGCCGAAAATTGTTGGAGAAGGAGCATACAATGGACCAATTCTTGCGAAACTTGATACGAACGCAGGAGAGTGAAATACTTATTTTGAAACAATAAACGGGGGTATTACATAATTTCTTCAAAATCCAACCGTAGGTCGTCCTCCTCTACCGTTTTCCCATTCAAATCGGTAAATCCTAAATCTCCCAAATCCAAGTCGTCTTTTATTGTGATTCGGTCGAGAGGTGCATCGTCATCATCATCTGCCCCTTCTTCTTCCAATTTGCGCTGTAAATTGCGTGCTGCACTTATTTCTTCCAGCCTCTCGATATTCTTCGGTGCAACAACTTCTTCGCGTCCAGATTCACCTCCGAATGCTTCATCTACATCATTGAACGCTAGTCGCGTAACAACTGGTTTTGTATCAATGTCTTGTACGGAAGGGACTAATGCCGGTGGTGGTTCTTCCGCAGGAATTTGAACAGCCGGGTTTCCTTCTGATTCTCCTTCTAATTCTCCCCCTTTGATTACAGGTGTTTCTTCCTGGACGGGTTCAATTACAACTTCTTCATCTTGTTCAACAGATTCATCTAAATAAGCACGAATAATTGCTTCAGTTGGAATACTTTCGCGTATGGCGGCAAGAATACATTCCTGCACAATCATTTCCAGTTCGCGGTTGTGTTTTTGCACAGTAAGCGCACTAACATTCCTCTCAAACAAATACACATTCATATACGATTTGCGTGCGGCGTGAATATATGCTTTGTGTAAAAATGCGTCCAATTTCGGTATGCTTATGTCAATTTTTTTCTGTTTATTGCCCACACGTATGCAAGTGAGTGTTTTCAATTGAATAACGTGGACACAGGTAATCAAATCTTCTAAATATCCGCAACCGCTCCTCTCAATAATACGTTTGCGTTCTTCCTCTATAATCTCGGCGTTCCATTTGGGAACACGGCAAAGTAGATTCTGGAAAGTCATCAAATATTTAGACGCTTCGTCATTGTCTATCGACATCTTCCACGCTTCGTTGAAAATCGATTTTAATCCTTCAATGATGAGAGGAGTCAATATAGTTACTAATCTGGCACACCATTCATCTCTCGAAGAATGCAAATTTGATACAGTAAAATCGTCCATCTATAGTTTGTTACGATGTCTGTATATAACGCATTTTACGCGCATATTGCACCACAGGTATTTCATTCCACCACAGGTATTTCATTGCACCACAGGTATTTCATTGCACCACAGGTATTTCATTGCACCACAGGTATTTCATTGCACCACAGGTATTTCATTGCACCACAGGTATTTCATTGCACCACAGGTATT